GCCTGCCGTCGCCAGTAATTCGTGCGCCGTGTGGGCTAATACCTTTGCGTGCCAAATAGGGGTGATCTGGAAGTGCGGCCTGTGCGCCTGTCCAGATTTTCTCCACCGTATCGCTGGCCACCTGGTGCTGCCGCTCCAGTGCTGCGTCTCGCACAGCTCTAGATTCTGAAACTCGACGAACATTGGCCATTTCTTCGCTGGCCGTGAGCTTGCGTCCAATGTCTGCCCGCCAAACCTGATCTAAGCCAAGCCTCCAGCATCCGAAGCGCCCAGCGGGAACGCCATCTGGATATGCGATGTACCAACCTGATTTGTCATAGCCTTTGGCTCCCTTGCTTCCGCTGTTGAAGCGGTGCATTTGTCCATCCAGCTCAATTGGCTTGTCAGGCTTTGCTAGTCCAGCCTCCAAAATGGCGTTAAGCAGTTGCACCTCTGGCGGGTCAAGTAGCTTTATATGTGGCGGTGACCAAGGCCCGCCAAGGACGTTTGACAAGTCAGCCATGCGTCACCGCCTGCCTGGTGAGATAGTCGCTCAGGGCTTTGACCGTCTCATACAGGGGCTTGGATTCCTCTTGCATGAACCTGTAAACCGTAGCCGGATGGACACCGGCATTCTCTGCCACCCTCTTTAGATTGGCATCTTCCAGCCGTTTTTTAATCTGCTCAACAGTCATCATAATTTGCACCTCTGAAAATATTTTTGCGGGAACGCTTGCACTATACCCCATTTATGGTTTAAGATTCAGCCATGCACCGAACTGATTTCCAGACGGGTGCTAAAAAAGGAGAGCCAGATGGCTATCAATTTGAAGACGACGGGCGGTCTTACCGCCAATGGAGTGAAGCTGCTTGTATACGGCGCAGCGGGTGCGGGCAAGACTACCTTGGTCAAGACCCTGCCTAATGTGATCGTGCTTTCTGCTGAAGGTGGTTTGCTGTCCATTCAGGACGCTGACCTACCTTACATCGAAATTACGAGCATGGACGATTTGCGCGAGGCGTTTAGCTGGTGCAAGGATTCCAAGGAGGCCGCAGGCTTTGAGTCGGTGGCGCTGGACAGCATTTCGGAAGTGGCCGAGGTTGTGCTGCACCACGAAATGAAAAAGTCCAAGGATGGCCGGGCCGCGTATGGCGAAATGAACAGCACCATGCAAGAGCTGATCCGCGCCTTCCGCGATCTGCCGGGCAAGCATGTGTTCATGAGCGCCAAGTTGGAGAAGTCCACCGACGAGATGGGCAAGATGCTTTACAACCCTGGAATGCCGGGCAAGAGCCTAACCCAAGGCTTGCCCTACTTCTTTGATGAAGTGCTCGCCCTGCGGGTTGAGCGCGATGCCGAAGGTGTAACGCAACGCGCTTTGATGTGCGACAGCGACGGCCTGTGGCTTGCCAAAGACCGCAGCGGCAAATTAGGCGCATGGGAATCTCCCGACCTGGGCGCCATCATTGCCAAGATTGGAGGTCGCAAGTGAACCACGACGAACCAGCATTCCCAGTCAACTTCGCCAACGACACAGAATGGGACATGGAAGATCCATTTGGACGAGTCATTCCTGAAAATTCCAACAGCCAGTACACCGGTATCACCAAGCGTGATTACTTTGCTGCCAAAGCGATGCAGGGAATGATGACAGGAGAAAATAACCCAGAGATTGTGATTCCTTACATCGCCAAATGGTCATATCAAATGGCAGACGCAATGATTAAGGAGTCCAACAATGATTAAAGAACCATCACTCGTCCAGCAATGGGAAGTCGCCAAATCAACCGAAGCGGAATGGACTCAACGCCGCCGCAAGATTGAGGATGATTTGGTCAAATGGTTGCAAGTTCCTGAAACATTGGATGGCACCAAAAATGTTGAGATTGGCGACTACAAGGTAAAAATTGAAGGACGCATCAACAAAAAGATCAACAGCGACAAGCTGCAAGAACTTGCTGTTGAAGCTGGCCTTGAAGATCACCTGTCCAGCCTATTCCGCTGGAAACCCGAAATCAATGCAACTGCATGGAAAGCTGCCGACCCTGCGCTGACCAATCATTTGCTTGGTGCAATTACGTCCACACCTGGACGCCCTTCTTTCAAAATCACTATCAAGGATTAATCATGGCTTTTCTCAACGAAGAATTTAACGTCAACGAACTTCCCCAGGGCAATGGCAACTTTGAACCCCTGCCTGCGGGCTGGTACACCGTGACGATTTCGCAGGCTGAATTGAAGCCCACGAAGGCCGGTAATGGCCAGTACATCAAACTGCGCTACGACGTGACCGGCCCAAGCCATCAGGGTCGCGTCGTGTTTGGAAACCTGAACATCAAGAACGCAAACCCGAAGGCCGAGGAGATTGGCCGCCAGCAGTTGGGCGACATCATGCGAGCGATTGGCCTGGCCAAGGTGACGGACACAGACCAGTTGATCGGTGGCCAGATCGCCATCAAACTGGAAGTTAAAGAGGATGCGCAGTACGGTGCAAGCAACGAAGTAAAGGCCTTTAAATCGGTCTCCGGAAGCGTTGCACCTGCTGCTGGTGTGCCACCTTTCGTAAAGCAGGCCGAAGCCGCACAAGCTGCAACGGCCAAAGCTGCACCACCTTGGGCTAAGAAGTAATTTTCGGGGGGGTGCGTACTCCATGTTCCGGTACACGCAAAAAGACCGGGCTTTATGAGGCAAGTCCCCCCACCTTTTAGGAGAATCCCATGAAAATTCCAGAAGTAGAAACCAACAATATTCAGGCGTTGATTGACAAGCACCACGAGGCGCAGGCTGAGGTGCCGCGTCCGCATCTGGGTGCCAGTACGCTGGGCCATGCTTGCGACCGCTGGCTGTGGCTGTCGTTCCGCTGGGCTGTGCAGCCGACATTCCCTGGCCGCATCCTGCGCCTATTCCGTCGGGGCCACCAAGAAGAGCCGAACATTATTAGCGACCTGCGGGCTATTGGCATGGACGTGCGGCAAACCACGGGCCAGCACAGGGTGGACTTTGGTGGTCACGTTTCTGGCAGCCTGGACGCCATCATTGATAGCGGGGTGCCGGGCGCACCAAAGACCAAACACGTTGCCGAGTTCAAGACGCATTCCAAAAAGTCGTTTGATTCGCTGGTAAAGGATGGCGTCGAGAAGTCGAAGCCTGAGCATTTTGTGCAGATGCAGGCCTACATGGCCGGGACGGGTTTGGATCGGGCGCTGTACCTGGCTGTATGCAAGGATGACGACCGTATCCACACCGAGCGCATTAAGCTGGACAAAGAAGTGGCAGGCAAAGCGATTGCTCGCGGTCACCGCATTGCGTTAACCGACCGGATGCCTGAGCCGATTAGTGCTGACCCTGCGAGCTGGTATCAGTGCAAGTTCTGTGAGGCATCGCAATTTTGTGCATATACCAAGACGACCAAACACGTCAACTGCCGAACCTGTGCGATGGCCACGCCATTGTCTGATTCCACTTGGCACTGCGCGAAATGGGACGACGTGATTCCGCTGGACGCCCAGCGCACTGGCTGCGAAGGCCACGTCCTGCACCCTGACCTAGTGCCGTGGAAGCGCAAAGATGGGCCTGACGCATTCACTGCTGTCTATGAAATTAACGGCGTGACCGTGGCCAACGGCGACCCCGAGATTGAAGGCGTGTTCAGTTCACGAGAACTGCTGGCCAATGCACCTGCCTGCGGTAGCGGTAACCCGCTAATTACTGAAATGCGCCGCGACTTTGGTGCAAGGGTGGTGGCGTAATGCTGAGGGAATACCAACAACGCACCATTGACCAGCTCTATGCCTGGTTTGAAGCTGGCAACCTGGGCAACCCCTGCCTAGTGCTGCCAACGGGCTCGGGTAAGAGCCATATCGTGGCCGCACTGTGCAAGGATGCGCTGCAATCGTGGCCGGAAACTCGGGTTTTGATGCTAACCCATATCAAGGAGTTGATTGAGCAGAACGCCGAGAAGATGCGCCAGCACTGGCCTGGTGCGCCGATGGGGATTTATTCGGCCAGCATTGGAAAGCGTGACTTAGGCGAGCCGATTACGTTTGCGGGCATCCAGTCTGTGCGCAGCAAGGCAAAAGAGCTGGGCCACGTCGATCTGGTCATCATTGACGAGTGCCACCTGGTCAACCACAAAGACGAAGGCGGATACCGCAAGCTGTTGGGCGAGTTGAAGGCGATCAATCCGGCCTTGCGCGTTGTTGGTTTGACGGCCACGCCTTTTCGCTTGGGGCATGGCCTTATCACCGACAAGCCTGCGATGTTTGACGATCTGTTGACGCCGGTCAGCATCGAAGAGCTGATTTTCAAAGGGTATTTGTCCACGCTGCGCAGCAAGGTGACGCGGGCCAAGCTGGACACGTCGGGCGTGCATAAACGCGGAGGCGAGTTCATTGAGTCTGAGCTGCAAGCCGCCGTAGACACCGACGACCAGAACCAAGCTGTTGTGCGCGAGGTGCTAAATCTTTCTGGAGAAAGAAAGGCATGGCTGTTTTTCTGCGCTGGCGTGAAGCACGCAAACCACGTGGCCGAGGTGCTGCGCGAGCATGGGATTGCTGCTGAGTGCGTGACCGGGGAAACGTCAAAGACTGACCGGGCTCGGATGCTGGCAGATTTCAAGGCCGGGCGCCTGCGAGCGCTGACCAATGCCAATGTGCTGACCACGGGTTTCGACTACCCTGATATTGACCTGGTGGCCATGCTGCGGCCTACCATGAGCGCCAGCCTTTATGTGCAGATGGCGGGCCGGGGGATGCGCGTAAAGTCGCACACCGACCACTGCCTGGTCCTGGACTTCGCTGGCGTAGTGGAAACGCATGGCCCTATCACTGCCGTGCAGCCGCCGAAGAAGGGGAGTTCTGGCGATGGCGAGGCGCCGGTAAAGGTTTGCGACGAGTGCGGGGAGCTGGTGCATATCTCTGCGATGGTCTGCCCGGCCTGCGGTGCTTTGTTTCCCGAGCCGGTCAAGAAGTCGATGGTTTTGCGAAACGACGACATCATGGGCCTGGAAGGCACCGATATGGAAGTGACGAGCTGGAATTGGCGCAAGCACACCAGCAAGGCCAGTGGCAAGGATATGCTTGCCGTGACCTATTACGGGAGCCTGAGCGATGCGCCGATTACGGAA